GAATGGGAGCCAGACGCATTTATTGTTGAGGCCAAGGCTTCAGGTGCACCATTGATATTTGAATTGAGAAGAATGGGCATTCCTGTGCAGGAGTTTACGCCAACGCGCGGCAATGACAAGATATCTCGTATTAACTCAGTATCTGATATCTTTGCATCTGGCAGGGTATGGGCACCAAGAAAAAGATGGGCTGAAGAAGTAATTGAAGAGATGGCTGCTTTTCCAAACTCAGATCACGATGACTTAGTTGACTCATCAACACAAGCATTAATCCGCTTCCGTAAGGGCGGCTTTATTAAACTGGACTCGGATGAAGAGGATGACATCCCAGGATTTAGATCAAGAAAAAAAGGATACTATTAATGGATAGCTTTTACTTAACCAGTGTTCCATCACACTTATGTGATTTTGTTTCTAATGAGTTTGTTGATATTGAATCTTCTGCTGCAAAAACAAAAAGAGATGGTAGTGTTTTTAATACTAAAGTGCGAGATACCACAGTAAAATTTTCACCAGAATTCTACTGGTTTAATGGCGTTTTAAATCAAATAGGCCTTGAGGCAAATTTTAAAACTGGTTGGAACTTTAATATAAACCAGATGGAAACGATGCAATATGCAGAGTATAAGCCTGATCAACATTACAAATGGCATATGGATGTCAGTGTAATGCGCGGGTTTCCTTCAGATAGAAGACTCACTATTGTATGCGCAATGAATGACAGAAGTGAGTATACTGGCGGACAATTGCAAATTAAACAAATGGATGGCAAGACTTTTGAACCAGAATTAAATAAAGGCGATGTTATTGTATTCCCTTCGTTTTTATTTCATAGAGTAAAACCAGTAAAAACAGGGATTAGGTATTCAGCAGTAATGTGGCTTAATGGACCAGCATTTAGATAAAAAGGAATTAAAATGGCAATTGATAAATCGTTGTATGCAGCACCACAGGGACTTGAAGCTATCTCAGAAAGCCAAGAGCCAATTGAAATTGAAATCGTTGACCCAGAAGCGGTTAACATCAACATGGGTGGAATGGAAATTTCATTACTACCAGAAGATGAAGACGATGATTTTGATGACAACTTAGCTGAGTATATGGATGAGAGTGAGTTGTTGAGAATCTGTGGTGATCTTATTGGTGACGTAGAAGGTGATATCTCTTCACGTAAAGACTGGATGCAAACATATGTAGACGGTTTAGAGTTGTTAGGAATGAAAATTGAAGAACGTAGTGAGCCTTGGGAAGGCGCATGTGGCGTTTACCATCCACTATTATCTGAAGCGCTAGTAAAATTCCAAGCTGAAACAGTGATGGAAACAATCCCAGCCTCTGGCCCAGTAAAAACTCAGATCGTTGGTAAAGAAACACCAGAGAAAACGGCTGCTGCAGAGCGCGTTCAACTAGACATGAACTACCAGATCATGGATAAGATGCCAGAATTTAGACCAGAACACGAAAGAATGTGCTGGGGCCTTGGTTTATCTGGCAATGCATTCAAGAAAATCTACTACGATATTCAATTAGGACGTCAAACTTCTATTTTTGTACCAGCTGAGGACCTAATTGTCCCTTACGGTGCATCAAATCTTCAAACTGCAGAACGTGTTACCCATGTTATGCGCAAAACAGAGAACGAATTACGTCATTTACAGGTTGCTGGCTTCTACCGAGACGTAGATTTAGGTGAACCATCCACAGCTTTTGATGATGTGGAGAAGAAAATTGCAGAAAAGATGGGCTTTTCAGCAACATCTGACGATCGCTACAAGATTTTAGAGATTCAAGTCAATTTAGACCTGCCTGGGTACGAAGATCCAGATGGTTTAGCACTACCATACATAGTAACAGTGGAAAAAGGTACACAAACTGTCCTATCTATTAGAAGAAACTGGAGGCCAGAAGATGAAACTAAGCAAAAACGCAATCATTTTGTTCATTATGGCTATGTTCCTGGCTTTGGTTTTTATTGTTTTGGACTTATACATCTTGTTGGCGCGTTTGCAAAATCTGGAACTTCTATTATTCGTCAGCTGGTGGATGCTGGCACTCTTAGTAATCTTCCTGGTGGCTTTAAAACTCGCGGCCTCAGAGTAAAAGGTGATGACACTCCTATTTCACCAGGTGAATTTAGGGATGTAGACGTTCCATCTGGCGTCCTTAAAGACAACATCATGCCGTTGCCATACAAAGACCCTAGCCAAGTTTTATACAGCCTTCTAGGCACCATTGTAGAAGAGGGCCGTAGGTTTGCATCAGCTGCAGACTTGCAAATCTCAGACATGTCAGCTAACTCACCAGTTGGCACAACGCTTGCTATTCTAGAGCGCACACTTAAAGTAATGTCAGCTGTTCAGGCGCGTGTTCATTACTCACTAAAACAAGAGCTTTGTTTATTGCGTGACATTATTCGTGACTACACACCAGAAGAGTATAGTTATGAGCCAGAAGAAGGCGGCCGCATGGCTAAGCAGTCAGACTACGACAATATAGACGTAATCCCTGTATCTGATCCTAACGCTGCCACAATGAGTCAGAAGGTTGTGCAGTATCAAGCTGTATTACAGTTGGCTCAACAAGCACCACAGCTATATAACATGGCTTTGTTGCATCGCCAGATGTTAGATGTGCTTGGCATTAAGAATGCTAAGAAATTAATTCCTCTTGAGGATGACAAAAAACCAACAGATCCAATTACTGAAAACATGAACATCATGAACATGAAGCCAGTAAAAGCATTCTTGTATCAAGACCATGAAGCTCACATTCAAGTGCACATGAATGCAATTAAAGATCCAAAGCTTGCACAGCTGATGGGACAAAACCCACAAGCTCAGGCAATTGCTGCTGCAGCCATGGCCCATATCAATGAGCATGCGGCCTATGCTTATCGTAGACAGATGGAAGATATGATTGGTATGCCTTTACCTACAGGCGAAGAAGAAGATGGCATTCCAAGAGATTTTGAAATTCAAATCTCAGCATTGGCAGCTCAAGCTTCTAATCAACTTCTTAACCGTAACCAAACTGAAATTGCTGCACAGCAAGCTCAGCAAGCTGCACAAGATCCTGTTATTCAAATGCAAGCCAAAGAACTACAACTTAAAGAAGCAGAAGTTGAACGTAAGAAACAAAAAGATCTTATGGACGCGGCTGCAAAAGCAGATCAGCAAGAGCTTGAGCAAGAGCGTATTGCTTCTCAAGAACGTATTGCTGGTATACAAGTTGGCGTAAAAGCTGCTAAGAACCAGAAGGATGCTGAACTAGCAGAACTTAAAGTTGGCCTTGAAATAGGAAAAGGCGTATCAGAATCACAAAACAAACCTAAAAAAGGAAATATAAATGAGTGAACTAGAATACTTATTAAGTGAAATCAAAGACCGTATTGGTATGCTTCAAAGGGCAACTGGTGCGGGAAACTGCAGTTCATATGATGAGTATAAGTATACATGCGGCCAAATACGAGGTCTTGAGTCTGCATGCTTAATAATTATAGACCTCAAAAACAAACAGGAAGAAAACTTCGATGACTAACATAAATTTAGATCAAGCACTAGATTTATCAAAATTGGCTGAACAAGCTAAGAAAGACGCGCAAGAAGAAGCAGAGATACGATCAATCGTAGGCGATGCAACTGAAGTAGAAAGGGCAGCACAACTGCCAAAGCCAAGTGGATATCACATTCTATGTGCTATCCCAGAGATTGATAAAGAACTTCAAACTGAAAGTGGTTTTAAGTTATTTAAAGATCAAGAAACAATGCGAACAGAAGAGATTTTAACTACAGTGTTATTTGTAGTTGCGCTTGGTCCAGATTGTTATAAAGACGAAAAAAGATTTCCTAGTGGCCCTTGGTGCAAGCCAGGCGACTTTATTTTAATTCGTCCTAACTCAGGCAGCAGACTTGAGATTCACGGTCGTGAATTTCGTTTAATTAATGATGACACCGTTGAGGCTGTAGTTGAAGACCCGCGCGGCATCAAACGTAAATAAGGAATCCCCAAAATGGATGAAGCTGAATACAAATTTCCAGATGAGATAGAAGCATCTGCAAGTGAAGAGCAAGAAATTGAAATTGAAATTGTTGATGATACCCCAGAGGAAGATCGCAGAAATGCGACACCTATGCCGAAGGAGATTGTTGATGAGATTGAAAGTGACGACCTAGAATCTTATTCTGGCGAAGCAAAGCAAAGATTGCTTCAAATGAAAAAGGTGATGCATGACGAGCGCAGAGCTAAAGAAGCGGCATTGCGCGAGCAAGAAGAAGCCTTTCGTGTAGCACAACAACTTGTTGAAGAAAACAAAAAACTTAAAGGTAAGCTATCTAATGGGGAACAAACTCTCGTAAATACTTACAAAGAGACTGTAGCCCGTGAATTAGATGACGCTAAACGTGCATACAAAGATGCATATGACTCTGGCGACTCAGAATTATTGGCTGAAGCTCAAGATAAACTTTTTGATGTAAAAATGAAAGCACAGGATATTGCAAGATATAGACCTGAATTTTCAGAAGAAGCTTTACAAGAGCAAGAAAATAATGTACAAATGCAAAATCAACCAAAATTGGAACCAAAAACCCAAGCATGGTTGGACAAAAATAGCTGGTATGGCAGTGACGAAGACATGAGTTACCTTGCAATGGGGATTCATCGCCGTCTTGAAAAAGAGGGAGTAGCCCTAGGCTCCGACCACTATTTCAGCGTTATCGACAAAGAGATGCGCAATCGCTTTCCAGAGAAGTTTTCGGATACAAAAGTATCTGATACAGAGATCAAAACCTCTTCAAAATCTAATGCACCTCGTACTGTGGTTGCACCTGCTACGCGTAGCACATCCCCAAGAAAGATTGCATTAACGCCAACGCAAGTACAACTTGCTAAAAAACTTAACCTTACTAATGAGCAGTACGCTCGTGAATTAATGAAAATGGAGTCACAAAATGGCTGAAAACAGAACACCCCGTAGTATTGAAACACGCTCAATTGAAGAACGTCCAAAGCAATGGCAACAACCAGAGTTATTGCCAGAACCAGATATGCAAGAAGGTTATGCTTATCGCTGGATTCGTGTTTCAACTTTGAATAGTGCTGACCCACGTAACCTATCTGCA